CAGGAGCAAACGGTTCGAATCCGTTATCCTCCACCAAGATAAGTAATAGTAGGCCCTGTTAGTTAAGTGGTATAACACCTGTTTTGTAATCAGGTATTGGCAGTTCGATTCTGTCACGGGGCACCAAGATAGCCAAAACATGTTGACAGACATGTTGTCATATGTTATAATAGTTTTGTTGAGACAGAAATGTTTCAACCGGTGAAGTGAAGGGTAGATGAGAATAGACACAAAGGCGTGAGCTTCATGCTTACTCCAAACTTACAACCATCTGAACAATGGAACGTGTTTATGTGATCCGATCCCTAATAGAATGTCATTTGTTAATCGGAAATATATGGACCTCTGTGTATTGTATATTGCACATTGTCAAAGGAAGATTACAAACCTTCCGTTGCATATTGTCCGGTCTATTACTTGACCTTTCATGGACCCGTCATTGTTGTTTGAATAAAGGAAGAAAATGAATATCACACTGAGAAAAGCAAATGCTGTGCAGAACAGCATCAACGATACCATCAAAGGTATTAAGGTAGATTTCACCGTGGAACTCAACGAGTTTCAGGACGTAGAAGCTGCCATCACCAAGGCCAACTCTGATTTGGTTACCAATGATGGTCGCAGACAAAAGCTGACCATGGCTCTGTACAACATCCGTGCATTGGTTGGCACAGCCAACGCAGCCAGTGGTATCAACACAGCCCTAGCCAAGGCAGCGTTCATTGACAAACGCATCGGTCAGCTAGAAGAACTGGCCAAGGCCACAGAGATTACTTCTTTGGAAGTGATCAAAGGCAAGTTGGAAAAGATCAAGAACGACAAAGGCGAAACAAGCCGTCGTAGCATCTACGGTTACAATGACACTGTAAGTACCAGTGTGCTTGGTCGAGAACAAATTGCACAGGCAAAGGCAGAAGTGCTTAACCTGAAAAAGCAAAAACAACAGCTCAACGACGAAGTGCTTGAGTTGAACATCAAGACAGAGATTCCTCTGAGTGATGATGTGGTGGCTTCACTGCAAGCAGAAGGCTTGCTGTAACAGACCCCGGGCGCCCTTGCCCGTTATACAAAGGGGGTGGGGCAGTCACCATAAAGAGTGCTTGGTGTGTAGTGCATTGACCATCTGTGCTCTGTGATGGAGTGGCGGAGACGCATTAGGTGAGGTTTAACACCTTCCCATAAGAATAAATGTTATGGACAGAGTAACAGCTCAGTCTAGGGCTCATGTGGTGTGAGTAGCTAGACACTTTAATAAAACACATTTTGCCTAAACATAGTTTAGGTTGGAAGGACTGCACACCAGTGTCAACAAAAGTGCGAAGTGTGTTTTATTAATTTTATCGCGGGATGGAGAAGGTGGTATCTCGGAAGTCTCATAAGCTTCAGATCGTCGGTTCGACTCCGACTCCCGCAACCAGTTTTTACAAAGGCAAAAAATGAAACTAACTGACAGCCGTGGTCCTAACATAGATACACAAAAATGTGTAGAACAAGCAGGAGGCAACAGATTTGATCTTGTACTCATAGCCACAGTAAGAGCTAGAGAATTATCTCGTAGACACAAGGCAGCAGGACATACCACTCAGGTAAATGCTCCTGTGAGTGCCTTGTTAGAAATCCAAGAAGGCAAGATAGGTAGAGATTATCTTAAAAGAGTAGAATAGATTCGGAGTGTGGCGCAGCCTGGTAGCGCACCTGGTTTGGGACCAGGGGGTCCAAGGTTCGAATCCTTGTACTCCGACCAAGGTCAGCTGATAAGTAAAGACAATGCGGGATTAGTTTAATGGTAAAACAGCAGATTTCCAATCTTCGGTCAAGAGTTCGATTCTCTTATCCCGCTCCAAGGACGCCATGCAGGTAGTAGATCAAACACAGCTTGTTCGTAAATTCAATTTTAGCAGTGTTATCACTGAGCAAGATGATGCTGTGGCCTGCAACATTATCAAAAATATTGTTGCCGACGGCAACTACTTTACCAATAGCCCCAAGTTTCAAACCAAAGAGAATATATTTGCTAGATCAGAACCGGTATGGCTGAAATACAGAATGAGCTTTATGTTCAGCCTATTCATGTATCTAGGTCGTGAAGTCAAAGTATCAGAGATGATGGCCTGGAGTTTTATGACCAATCTCCAGGGTGCCGAAAATCGTGAAAATCTGTGGCACAATCATTGGCATCCAAAAAATCCCAATAGTAAAATGTTCAGCGGAGTATACTATCTGCATATTCCCAGCGATGTCAAAGATCTCGATTATTGCGGCACAGAGATAGCACCCAATGGTGTGGAACAAGACGGAAAATATTTTATCAAACCCACAGCGGGCCATTGGATCATTTATCCTAGTGATACCTGGCACCGTCCAGGTATTGTGCAGAGCAACCAATATCGTTTCATATTGGCAGCAGACATAGAAGTGAATGGCTAATGTTTTAATAATCGGGGACAGCTGGGGCGTTCCAAATTACCCACCATCACACTACGGAGATGTTGACCGCGCTCATATAGGTGATCCTCCCGAAATACATACCGAATTTTTACTTCGAAGCATTGGACACACTGTAGTTAATTGTTCAATTAATGCCAAGGGAAATTTAACCAGTATCTTAAAAGGTATTGAATATAGTCAATCAAATCCTGTGGATTGGATAGTTTGGTTCCACACTGAAATGCTACGCGATTCTTATCTAAATGGTATGAACAACACCTACTATAAAATAAATGAGTTAGTAGAATCAATTTCTGAAATAATATATAAAAAATTTCAAGAACTAAAACGAATTAGTGAAGCTAGCTCTATCGTGATCGGTGGGCAGGCCCCGGTATTGGATAGTTTTTATAAGCATACCTCAGCAGACTATGTCAAACGAGATTGGCGCGGAGAGATTTTAAATCGTGAATTTCCCATAGTACATTCAATCTGCGCCCTTGATCTTTTAGAAAGCCCATACTGTACAAATACCATAGAAGAAAAATTGAGGCTGCTAGATCAGCATAAAATTATTCTAGATGCAATGTCTGAATCCCCTGACTTTCCGGATCGATGTCACCCTGGTCAGCGACCGCATGCTGAATTGTGTGTATGGTTAGAAAAAATAATTGGCTCCTATAGTTAAATGGCATAACGCATCCTTGGTAAGGATGTATTTCAAGTTCGATTCTTGGTTGGAGCACCACTTGACAATTTCTAAAAAAGACTGTATAATAAATGAAATACAAGGAGCTCTTATGGAAATTGAAGTAGTTGCTCGCAAGAGCGCCAGTAAAACTCTTATCGAAAACTGTCTGCAGATCTATAAGAAAGAATTAAATTTGACCAACAGTACCTACGGGCTTGTGGTATTTACAGAACGAGGTATGAGTGCTAAAGAAGGCATGCGAGGCAGTGTGTTCAAACTAGGACCAAAAATCATCGGCATGGTCATAGACACTGGTCTAGACCTAGAAAGATTGATCATTGCTTTAGCGCACGAAATGGTGCATGTCAAGCAGTATGCTCGAGGGCAAATCACACATGGTCGTACTCTAAACAGTAAGTTTTGGATGGGCAAAAAATATCGACTTCCATATTATGATCTTCCCTGGGAAGTAGAAGCGTTTAGCAAGGAACGAGTGTTAGCTAACAAGGTTTTTCAAATTATAGACAACCCAACAAAATCAAAGAAAAATGGCAAAAAGTGATCTTATAGAATTAACTGGTGCTATCGAAGAAGTACTGCCAGGTAACATGTTTAGAGTTAAGGTAGATAATCTGCCTAACATTCTTACCTGCTATACCAGTGGTAAATTAAAACAGCACAAGATAAAAATTATCTTAGGCGACAGAGTAAAAATTGAAGTCAGCCCATATGATCTAACCAAAGGTCGTGTGACCTACCGATTATAAGGAAAACATTATGCCGTGGATTCAAAACGTAGGTTTGGGCGATATTAAAAGAGGACTTCACATTGACCCCGGAGTCAACTCTATGTTGATTCAAATTGTTGATCCAGATATGGAGTTTCCTACACCTAAGTATTCTTTCAAAGAAATCCATCAATTTAAATTCTTGGACATTGAAGAAAAAGACTTTGCACTAGACGAAGCCATGCGTTGTAGTCAAGAGCAGGCCAATGAGCTTGTTCGATTGTTGCAACATGCATTAGAGCAGAGAATGAATGTTATAGTTCATTGTCATGCTGGTGTTTGCCGTAGCGGGGCTGTGTGCGAAATTGGTGTTATGCTAGGCTTTGGTGATACTGAAGTATTTCGTAGCCCTAATCTGCTGGTCAAGCATCGCATGATGAAGTCACTGAGTTGGACCTACGACCCCGATGAGCCCCACAGTATCAATGGTGTAACCACTGAGTTTGGTATCATTCTCCCCAAGGAAATAGAGTGGGCCAATGACAACGAAAAAGTTTTTGTCTTGGCCGCAGAACGCAGAGCACGTAGAGAAAGAGAAGGTGACATATGATTAGATTAAATATATTTGAATTAAACAAAATCAAAAAAATCTGTGAGGAAGTTGGTACAGAATACTTTACGCTAGAACAAGATAACAGTTCTGGTATTGGAAGTGTTCTTACATTCACCTACGAGACAGAAATCGCAGATTATCCTGCTACAGTAACTATCGAAGTGTCGGGTGTAGAAAATTGGTAACCGTGGTGTTTCTACAACACCCCGTCGATTTTGGTTGACGGGGTTTCTTTTTGGCGTTATAATAGTGGCATGATACAAGTAAAAAGCAAAACAAAAACAAAAGAATTTGAAACCCTAGACCTAGCAATGACTTGGGCCAAGCATGTGAATGAGTTCGTTACCATCACAGTTAACGGAATGGAAATAGTAGGACGATTTGGAGCAGACAGCATTGTTGAGGGCAAATGCCCAGACGGTGTCGACTACACCTGGAAAAAACGTAGAATTTAAAGAAAGGAGGGCATTATGCCTAGTGTATTTTTAGTAAGCGACACGCACTTTGGACACACCGGTGTTTGCCGCTTCACACGTAACGATGGTGTTACAAAGTTACGTCCATGGGACTCTGCCGAGGAAATGGACGAAGCAATGGTCAAGGCGTGGAACGAACGGGTAAAACCCACTGACAAGGTCTACCACTTGGGTGACGTTGTGATCAACCGCAAGGCCTTGGGCATTATGCGTAGGTTAAACGGTGACAAGGTGTTGATCCGCGGTAATCACGACATCTTTAGAGATAGTGAATATCGTGAACACTTTAGAGAATTACGGGCATATCACGTTATGAACGGAATGATCTTGAGTCATATTCCTATTCACTCAGAAAGTTTGGGTCGTTTTGGTACCAACATACACGGGCATACACATGCTAATCGTGTCATGTTGCCCGGGTTTGGTGGTAAGATCACTGACATCGTAGATACTCGTTATCACTGCGTTTGTGTGGAACAGACCCCTGATTTTGCTCCTATTTTGTTTGAAGATGTTATTAAACGCATCGAAGAAGAAGGTGGCAGCATAGGATTCAAATCCGGAAACGGACCTATAGCAGATTAGGACGTAGTTCTATATTAGGCGCTAGCCCCAAGGCGCTTTATAAAAAGGGCAAAATAGCACCTTCGGGTGCTATTTTTTTGACTCTATGTTCTGATATCCGCGGCATAAATATATGTGGTAGAACAATTCCAGGAGTTATAGATATGCCCTTACAGATTCGCAGAGGCACCAACACACAAAGAACGGCAATGACCCAGCCATTGGCTCAGGGAGAATTGCTGTATGTAACCGATGATCAAAGATTATACATCGGAAACGGAACTACACTGGGTGGTGTCCAGATTACCGGATACACCAATGAAGATGCACAAGATGCATCAGCCCTACTTTTCAGTAATGGCGCACACACCGGAATTACCTTTACATATAATGACGCAGCAGCCAGTATATCAGCTGTGGTCGATTTAGCTAATTATCAAGGAACCATTGGTGCAACTTCTTTCAAGGGATCTATTGTAGCTGACGATTCTACACTGTTGGTAGATGGTATATCAGGTACCATTGTAGGACCTGTGGTATCCAACGTTACAGGGAATGTTACAGGAAATTTAACTGGTAATGTTATAGGTAATATTACTGGGGTAATAACAGGCACTGCTGGATCAACTATTTTAGGTAATGTTACTGGTAATGTTACTGGTAATGTTACTGGTAATACAACTGGATATCATACAGGCGATGTGAAAGGAAGTGTATTCGCAGATGACAGTAGCATAATAGTCGATGCTGTGAGCAATTCAGTGATAGCAGCGAGCGTCATCACTGGTTCTGTTCGATTGCAAGGTACCATTGATATATTAGAAATTGGAACTGCTGCAACCCCTGTAGGCATATTACTCACAGCCCAAGAATCCGAAAGCATATCAATATATTCAAGAACAGATGGATTATTCGACGGTGGTGGCCCAATTAATTTTTACGGGCAGAGCGGAACTTATCTTGCGCCATTAAAAATTGCTGCAGAAGGATCCTTAGGCGGCCTGGCTTTTAGCGGGTATAATGGATCTGTATATAAATTAGGTGCTGCTATGGTGGCATCAGTTGCACCAGGAGTCGACACCACAGGTGATGCATTTATCGCCACTGACCTTATTTTTGCCACAAGCAACGGAACGGTCACACCTAGTATAGCATTAACTCTTAGACGTGATCAAGTTGCTGAATCTCCTTGCTTTAGAGCAACTCCGTTTGCTGATGTAACTGCTAGAAATGCGGCAATTGCTTCGCCACAGGCAGGTATGGTTGCTTACCTAACCAGTACAAACAAACTACAAGTGTATAACGGTAGTGCTTGGGTAGATTTGCACTAATTTAGATAGAATATTTGAAAAAGTCTACGTCACGTTCGTGGACTTTTTTTATGAGTTTAATACTGTGATCATTAAAGTATTTTTTAAATTCCCAATGATCATACCCGCTGATACAGGGCAGAGAAATATCACAATTTAAATATTCTTTTACCTGTTTGAAGTCTTGTTCTAGACTTTCTGCTCGACATACATAATCAACCCACTCGTCATTTACATGAACAAAGTCTATTTGATTTGTAAAACGTGTGAACCATCTAGGAAAGTTAAACTCTACTTCTGGGTTGCAGTAGTCCTCAACCCATTCATTAATAGGTTTTAAATCTAACAAGGTTTGATTGTTCCAATCTAACCAATAGCCTTCAGTGCTTACTTTACGGTACAGACTATACACACGTTGCCAAGGATTACGAACAACAGTCATAGTCTTGGCATAGGGATAATACTCTTTCACCATGCCTAAGTGCGGGTGATCGATCATCCACGGATCTGTATCATTAACATTAAAATTAGGTTTAAGCCAATCTGCAATAATTTTTTTCATGGCCATACCTGTACGGGGAATATGTACATAAGCCAATTGAGGAGATGGAATATAAAAAGTTCCCATGAAGATATTTACACATATAAATAGGGTTACGTATGAATATTGGAATATATGGAAATAGTATCTGCGAGTGGAACAGAGTTCAAGAGTTTTCTTTTATTAAAAAACTCAAAGATTTTTATTCGGCGAATATAATACATACAGGAACTACTATGTGTTCCGAAGAACGTATATTAGTTGATCTCAAAAAAACCAAAAATATAGATTTAGCAATAATTTTTCATGCTAAAGCCAGATGGATCTTTATTCCGTCATGGCATAGAGATATTGAATCATTAGATAGATATACCATAATTAAAAAAATACATAGTTTTCCAGGGTATAGTGAAGAACAAACTTTTGATAATACAGAAGATGAAAGTAGTATTTTAGCTGTGAAACGATGGTATCAAGATTATATAGGCGAAACAAAATTTAAAGACTCTAAACTTTCTCCAGAAGAACTGCTAGAAGCATTATTACTGAATAAGAAATACATGTTTAGTGTTGAATTACAACGTAATAGATATTGCGGAGCATTAGTTCAAATAGATCAATATTTAAATTTTAAACAAATCCCAGTTGTCCACTGTTTATCAGAAAAAGAATTTCACCCAGAATGGTTTAATTTTAGTAGTGGGGTAGTTAATCACAATATTACAGAAATTAAAAAAATTCCTAAATACAAAGCTGAACACAACTTATCCTGCAACGGTGTAAATGAGGACGGTAATGAGTTAATGTTTAACCAACTTATTCCATTAATCGATGCGGCCCGTAGTAAAGTGGTTATACGCTAACTGTCCAAGTTAGAGACGGAGGTTCGAATCCCCCGGCCGCTCCACTTTAATTAATTTAATAATCCAGCCCATTGGATCTAATTCCCACCATTTTTCTCCCGCGTACCATCTGCCTGGATGTGCGTGATGATTGTTGTGCCATCCTTCACCTAGTGCAATGATTGCCGCAATCCAACTATTAGTGCTACGATCTGCAGTTTCAAAATTTCTATATCCGTGTTTGTGTCCTAACACATTAACTAATCCGATAACCTGAACTGTTAATGTCGCAGGTAACGCATATACAAATAAAAACAACAGTGGATTGATTGCCATTAAAATTAAACCTGTGATAATAATAATTTTAAAATAGTGATTAAAGATAAACTTGTGCAAAGGACTTCGTACAAGGTCTCTGACATATTTTAATGAGATAGTTTCTACTTGCCAGTCATATCCAACCCATACTTTAAATGCAGCCCAGTAATTAAACTTGCCGTCTACATAGGGCGAGTGCGGATCGCCAGCGTTGTCTGAGTTAGCATGATGCATTCTGTGTAAGCCTACCCAAGCAATAGTAGGACCTATTGTAGAATATACACTGACCCAAACAAGTATATTTTCTAACCATGGCCAGGTTTTAAAACTTCGGTGTGTTAACATTCTGTGCAAGGTTATAATAGAACTAATATGTCCAATTACCAACCAAGATGCCAATGTAACCCACAGCCAATAAAATTCATTAGTATAAAACACGTAACTGACAGCAACGATACTAGCAATGAAATTGAATAACTGTAATAGTCTTACTTTGAGATTATAGCTCATGTGCCCTCTGGCATTTCTGCCCACTCCTTGTTATTAATAGTTGTAGGACTCCATTCAGCAAATTTGCCAGAAACTGTTTCATGGTATACAAAGTTTTGCCAACATTTTTGTACAGGCCACGGACAAGTTTGAGCATACCCTTGTCCTAGTGTCCATTTACCATTGGACGCAATATCCATATGTTTAACCCATGTGTCCCACCAACGTTTGCCGCCACGTGGTCTGTTCTGCATGGTAATTAAATATACATCATATGTGTTTACTTTTTCTAGTGCATTAATCAGACTACAAGTGACTCTAAAACCATCTGTCATGTCAGTGTGTTTCATACGAAATTCTGGAAATGTGTATAGACGATTGATCTGTTTAGCTACATTTTTTGGATAACGGCCGTCGTTAAACACGCCGCCCATTACCATAGGTTTGCCTGTAGACTTTTGATAGACCACCCCATACCCGGTATGTTGCTCTACCACCAGATTTTCTCTAGTGTAGTTATAACGCAACCAGTTATCTTCTTGTAAACAAATGTCGCGAACACATTCAAATTCAGGTGTTGAATTATAATAAATTTCTATGTGTGTATCGGTCAAATCATATCTATTTTGCATAGGCTAATATTTACTTAAATAGTCAAGAGAAGAAAAATAATGTTAGACACCGCAGTTACAAAACTTAATTTTACTATAAAATTAGACAGTTTAAAAGATTACTATCAAACACTATCAACTAATTACGATCACCTGTGTTGGAAGTGGGATAGATACGGCCATGAGATCACCGATGAATGGTATAACAGAATTATTAGCAACGGGCCGGGATGCATATTACCCTACGGTTGGGCAATACAAAGCAACTTGGTAGATTTAACGATTCCTTGCCCGCCTTATAATATTAGCACACATGAACGCTGTGAATATCGTAACACAGAATTAGCATTTGGTTTGGTTACTAAATTACAAAATCTTATACCCTATGCATATCGTTGGAGTTTAGTTGTCCAGCCGCCTACCGGTAAAGTTTCAAGACACGTGGATCAAGGTGACGAATACACAGCACACATTCCAATTTACGATACCCCTGGGGCTATTTTTAAGTTTTGGGATCATGAAGGCAATCGCAAAGATGTTGGAATGATTGCAGATGGAACAGTGTATTTGGTCGACACTATAATAGAACACCAAACTGAAAATTATAGCGATACAGATCGCATAGGATTAGTGTTCCGTTTTAAAAGAGATGACTTACCAAAGTTATTAGAACTCACGGGCGAGATTGAATGACTGTAATTTACACACCTATAGATATTGAGTTCGACATTCCCGATGAGCAAACAGTTATCGATTGGTTTCATGCCAACAAAATTACTGACACAGACTACTGGGAATACGAGGAAGGTAGACACGAATGGTGTTACGTTGCCTTACGAAAAGATCCCAGCAATTGGCACACATACGATGCATGGCTAGACTGGTCTAAAGAACGCAAGCCTATAGACGATGCTGGATTAGTATTTCATCCAGGGTTTGAAGAAGCGTTTCCCGGACTGGCAAAGTGTGTGCGTGAGTTGCCTTTTGATCAAATTGGCACTAGCGGATTTATTATGCAAATAGGAACAATCCCTCCGCATAACGATGCTACATATGAGATGACTGAACCTAGACGTTACATCATTTATGTAACTGATCCTGCATATAATACTTTTCATTTTGTGCATAACGGTAAAAAGATTTGGCCACAAATAGATCTCAAATATCGCTGCTTTGCATTTAATAATACTGCTGTGGAACATGCTGCTGATCCTACTAACAGAACTAAAATATTGTTAAGCACAGTCGGGATAATGAATAAAGCCAAGCATGAAGCACTACTACAGCGTAGCGTAGAAAAGTTTGCAGACAAGGTTATTAGAATATGATCTGCGATTGGGTCGATAAAGTAAATGCCATTATTAATTATAAGGCCGGTATACAAATACGAAAATGGAAGGATCATGGATTGTCAGTTAACCCTAACAATGCTATTTGGTTTTTTGGATGTAGTCACGTATTTGGCACAGGTCTTGAACACTACGAAACTGCGCCGTACCAGCTTAGTGAACTATTAAAGCATACTGTAATAAACTACGGAAGACCCGGAATAGGACCTATGACAATTAAAACTCAGATAGAAGAACTGTTAAAAGACTATACCCCCACAGCAATTATTATTGCTTGGCCAAGTTTTGATAGGTGGCAATCCGGATCAGTACTATGGATTCCGCAGTGCTTGACAGATGTTAAGATGCACAATGATAATTTTGGTTCTAAGAAGTTATGGCCTAAGCAATGGAATCAATACAAAGAATTAGTTATGACTGGCAAACTTCGCCAAACAAATTTAAAAGCTGTACAAGATACTCACATGTTAGTTAACGGTATTCCGTATGTAGAATTTAGTTATACTGAACAAGAATTTACAACTCCGGTGTATCCTTTTAAAGACTTAGCAACGGATAACAGTCATCCTGGATTTAACACACAGCATGAAATTGCTAAATGGGTGGCGGAGCAGTTACATGAAATTTAATTATTATTATAATCAAGTTCCGGGTCACGGCCAACAACGAAATAATTTAATCTATACAAGCCTAATGTCAGAGGATCAAAAAACATTTGTACAATGGTATTATAATGATACAGAATATCACCGAGGACAGAACGAAGTAGTGGATCCTAGTAAGATGGAGGAAAAGTGGCTACGTGAAGTAAACTACCTTACACAAATGCGTAACAAATATCCAGATCTAATTCCTAAAATTATTAATATTGATTTAGATGCTAGAAAACTTTATCTAGAAGTAGATGGCGTAGACTTCTGGAACCGTGCAGACTGTGATGTTGCAAACTATGTTAAAGTCGTACCGGACTGGCAAGAGCAAATGCTTAACATTATACAAACATACAAAGATCTAGGATGGTACAAATATAGTATGCATCCTAGCAGCTATTTTGTAGTTGATGGCAAACTAAAAAGCATAAACTACTTTTTTACATACAGAGAAAATGAAGGACCTATCAGCATTGCAGATCATGCTAGTCATATATACAGTACTAGGCAAGACATCATGCGCAAGCAAATAGAACAAATGGGACTGAGTTGGGATAAACCAGAATCATTAAAGACATTGCAGATGCTGTGTTTTGAAAGTTTTAGAACAAACTACCCATCAGACTTTATTGAGAAGGCAAAAGCAATTTATGATTAAAGGTATTAACAATCAGCCATATATTGATATGACTCCATTCCTTGATATGGACACATTTGATCATTTACAACCCGAAATACTGCGAGGCTTTGCAGATGCTCGAGAATTTGCCAAAGAAGGCACATGGATGAAACCTGCTTTTAAAATAGAAGACATGAGCTACATTCCAAATTGGAAACCTATCTACAAAGCAATAGAAGAATTCTTAGCACTACCGGACAACGATCCTATTAAGCAAGGCGGCATTGACCTATATAGAGACTTCCAAGATTTTACAGTACGCAATCGGTTTACACGTTACATAAAAATGGCCATGGGAGCATACGATCCTTACATTTATTATTTCCTATGGGAACAGGGCAGTTGGGATGATCGTAGCGCCACTAGAAAACTCACACCCGAGGCTGCACACTTTCCAGGAACAGTTGCGTGGGTAGAAAACTTAATCACCGCAGAGATATTTGAAAATATTGGACGAGTGATATTCTTTCATTGCGAAGCGGGAGGCATTCCTTTTGAGCATAGAGACTTAGATGGCGAAAAAGGATTGCAACAAGGATACACTGATAATGTAAACGAGTTTATACACATACGACCTAATACAAAAAAACCTTTTTATTTGTGGGATCCTGAAACTAGGAATCATACCTATATCAATAGTCGTGCTGCGTGGTGGAATGATCAAGATTGGCACGGCGGTAATGCTACCATGGAACAAAGTTACGGACTACGTATCGATGGTAAATTTACAGAGAAATTTAAATTACTTGTAGCCGGTAAAGGTCAATAAAAACTTAGGGGCCAATCCTACATTAGAACCTGCATGCCAGGAATGTAAATCGGCGTATTGATATATACTACCTTGCTGTTCCATATAGTACGCATCGTCGGCTGTGACAAATACATGTCCTGCTGATGGTTTACTTAAAAAACAAAAATATCTTACAAGCGTGCCTAGTTGTTCGTGCTCTTTTTCCCAAGGATTAATATCCCAATGCCACGGTGTGCATTTGCCTGGCCGTATTTCACTGACCCAACACATCAACGGTTTAGCGTTAACTGCCATACTTATAACAAGTTCATAGTTTTTGTGGAAATGCACACCAGATTGATAATGGCGATACTCCACAGTATGCTCATCATAGCCTACAGATTTTAACATTTCAGTTTGATTGAGGTATTCGTTGTAGTATGGACTATCTTTAGATAGTTCCATGTGACCGTGGCTGGGTTCAACTGTGTGGGTGCTGATCTCTGTAATTAAACTTTCACATAACTGTTCAGTAAGTGTGGATACATAAAGTTTCATAATAGCATAAACTCCACCGGCAAAATACTTTTAAATAGATCTAATTTGTTTCTTTCTATATTAAACTTTGTTGTGATTGGAGAATATGAAAAATTGTTTATATAGCCTAACTTGTTGGCTTGGTTAAGCCATGGACTCAATGTATTGTCAAATATAAACCTAGCATCGTCGGTGTTAGATAAAGTTGAAGATAACGCTATCTCTACCGGATCTAATAGTTCATTCTTTTTTAGTAAATGCCGGACTACCAATTGTACTCTAGCACGTCTACCAAAATTAGTAGCAGTGTGTAGTAGTCCGGCATCCATATCATACCAAACACCGTCTTGTTCTAAACGACACATTTGCTCTTTGACCAAATCCATAAGATAGCAGGCTTCACCTAGTATATTAAGATGATACCGATCATCAATATCTGCATGAGTTTGATAACAATGAGCCGGATTCAAAATAATAATTCTTGCTTCGCCTTTGACAACAGGCAGTGAATTATATAAAGTTTCCCAAACTGTGCCTTTGAATTCTTCTTTCATTTCCCATGCATCATAAAAAAAGTTTCCGGTTGGGCGATTTATAGTGGTCTTCATATCTCGACTCGGTAATTGATCACACGCCTCTTGAAATAAAGATATATCGACTGTATAATTAGTAGGTGTTAGCATAAAAATATTTATGTTGATACTGTTATGGCGTAAATAAAGCGTGAACTGTATAGAGCAAGCAACCAGAATATTAAGAAAACCAATTGGATGGATTGAATTAGATTTGACTATAGACTTAGAAGTTTGGAAAAAAGAATCGCAATCTATACGAGAACATTTGGTAGAACATCGAGAGGGAGAAGGCCACAGTAATTGGAGAAGTTGTTGCTTACACGGACTAGGAATAGACATAACAAGCACAAATGATTCTGCGCCCATGGATCACTATCATTGGACTAAATTAACCAAGTTATGTCCTACAATAACTGCATTTTGGAAATCATTTCCTACAGAACGATTTGCTCGATTAAGATTCATGGAGCTAGGTGCAGGTGGTTTTATAGATCCCCATTGTGATGCTCCTAATGGTTTTAAAAATACAGATATCGATATGATGGATTATATCATACCAATTAATGTTGCAATAACTCATCCAACAGAATGTTATATGGAGTTGGAACAATATGGCAGGGTTCCGTGGTCCGAGGGAAAAATGTTTGTTGTTAATATAACAGACACGCACTCTGTATCTAATCCTAGCACACAACCACGTATGCACATGATAGCCCATTGTGTGGTGGGGAACAAGAAAACAGAATTTTCAGAACTAATTGTTAGAAGTCATGGAAAGAATTAAAATAGCAAAATCCTATAGTAATGAATGGCTAGAAGTCGAGAGGCCGCAGCCACTCATAGACAATTATATTGAAAAGTTAACCACACAGGTTATTAATGGCGGAGTGTTTATAGATACTACAGATCAAATATATGTAGATTTTAAAAAAGAAATGACCGCTTGGTTATTAACATCTAAACTCAATAAAATAACAGGACTAGATAATTTTAATCGTGTAGCTGTTATAAATGGTTGCACACAATTTATAGACAATGTATACATGCAGGGGGCGGTTCAGACAGTCACCAATGATTATAGGTATCACCAACGACTGAAACTTGGTGTTATTAAAGATGTTGGCCTTTTAATACCAGGGACACCGCTAATAATAGCAATGCCGTTTCCTAGCATTGGAGATGTACATACCAACATGAAAGAGATATTAGATGAGGCGCAAGACAAGGGAATTAGTGTGCATGTAGACGGCGCTTGGTTTACTTGCTGTCGCGAAATTGACTTTGATTTATCTCATCCTGCAATCAAGTCTGTAGGTATAAGTCTAAGTAAAGGTCTAGGACTTGGTTGGAATAGAATTGGCCTACGCTGGACTAAGAGCAAAGACTTCGATGCTATTACTATAATGAATGATTTTAATATGAATCTAAAAGCACCAGCAATGATTGGTTTATATTTTTTACGTAATCTTTCTCCGGACTATTTATGGAATACACACGGGGAACGATATCAGAAAGTATGTGCAGATTTTGGACTGACTCCAAGCAAGAGTATACATCTAGCACTACGCAATGGCAGTCCAGTTGGGGTTAGCCCTTTAATAAGGTATTTAGAAAATGCATCTGCATAACATAGATGGGGTTAAAATTCCTTTTAACAAGGAATGGCAACACATTGGCATTGGCCTTAGTGGTGGCGCCGATAGTGCATTATTGGCTTTTTTAATATGTGAACTTGCTAAAGAATCTAGCCCAACTATACACGTTATCAATCATGTGAGGTGTTGGAAGACTAAGCCGTGGCAACAAGATAATGCCAACGCTGTTTATAATTGGATGTTTCAACAATTCTACCATATGAAGTTTGTCCGCCACACTAACTTTATCGCACCAGAATTAGAATACGGAAATATGGGTGCTGGCCTTACAGATGAATACGGTAAAAGAGTGTCTGGCGACAACATTCAACAACGTGCTTATGCAGAATATACTTGTAAGTCGCACGGCATAGAAGCATATTACAATGCAGTAACACGTAATCCACGTGATGTAGACTTTCAAGGTATGACTGAACGTGATATCGAACGCACGAGCGAAAATACACACTTAGAAATAATGCAACATATGGATGTATGGGCACTTCATCCTTTCCGATTCGTTGAAAAAGATTGGGTTATTAAACAATATATTCGCCTGGGGCTAGAAAATTTATTGAAAATTACTCGCAGTTGTGAAGGCGAATTTGAAGGATTAGATTATACAACATACAATCTTGGTCAGCAGGTACCTGTATGTGATAAATGTTTTTGGTGCAAAGAAAGAATATGGGCATTTGGAAAAAATGATTTGCAACAGTAAAACATTCTGTATGCACCCGTTTACTGGGTTAGCTACTAGAGAGGATGGTGCAATACAAGTTTGTTGCCGTAGTCATCCTATTGGAAATATACAGGATAGCACTCTAGAAGAAATTTGGAACAATGATAACATGCGTCGAATTCGACAGCAGGTGTTGCACGGAGAGCGCCCTGCAGAATGTGAACCGTGTTTTGTTCTAGAAGACCAGGGTGTAGAAAGTTTACGTCAGAGACATATTGCAGGAGTAATCCCTGAAAGTCGCATCACCCTGTATCCAAATGCACTAAACGGAATGGACAGTAATTTTAAGATGCCGTTTGAATTTCCTACTATGGAAATTAAACTTAATAACTTATGCAATCTTAAATGTCGTATGTGCCATCCTATGGATAGTACTAGTTGGAATGACTGGAAAGAAGTAGAAGAATTTTACATTAAAGAAAATAACTTTATGGTTAAGGCTATTGAAGATCTTAACTTAATGCGTAAACCATACTTAGACAAGTTTGATGATAATCCTAACTGGTGGACAAGTCTTGAAAAATTACTACCGTATTTTAGACGTGTAGAATTTGCGGGTGGTGAACCACTAATGGATCCACAACATTATCGAATACTTGATATGCTTAAACCGTATGGACATCAAATAGAAATAAAATATGCTACCAATGGCACTACATTAGGAATTAGTAAAGGTAGAACAATATATGACTATTGGCCCCATTTTAAATCAGTTGCCGTTAACATCTCTATTGACGGCATCGATGATGTTTACAACTACATTCGCGGTAACGGTGATTGGAATCAAGTTGTAGAGAACATCAAAGAAATACAAAAAATTTCTAACGTAAGTCGAATAGTCGGTGCTGTTGCTGTACAGGTTAGTAATGTACTAACGCTTGATGAAATGATAGCACACTTCCTAGACGAGCTAGGCATCGTATTTTATACAAACATTGTCAAGTATCCTAACGTACTGTCAGTCCAAGTTCTTCCACCGCATCTTAAAATTCTAGCTGTACAAAGATTAAACGCAGTAAAAGATCACGTTCCGAGATTCAAACACGTTAAAGAAAACCCAATACTATTAGATTTAACAATAAAACAAATCAATGGTATTATTAATTACATAAACGCAACGGATCAAAGTGACAAGTGGAAAGACTGTGTAGAATTTAATCGAAGACTAGATAAGACTCGCAATCAAAGTTTTACAGATGTGACTCCGGAGTTCAAAAACTATGTTTAAAGTAACTAGTCGATGGCCGCACCAAGACTGCATCAAGATAGAATGGAATCTTGGCAAGCGGTGTAATTACGATTGTAGTTATTGTCCAGCGATAATTCATGACAACCATAGTCCTCACACAGATATTAATATATTAGAATCAACAGTAGATAAACTTTGTGAGCTAGGCAAACCCCTGCGTATTAGTCTAACTGGCGGTGAACCTTGTGTACATCCCGACATAGAAGATTTGTTAGAATACTTCAAACGCAAAGATATATCCTGGGTGAATCTTACAACCAACGGCACTAGAGGATATCGTTGGTATCTAGACAACGAGATATTTTATAATCATCTTGTTTTTAGTCTGCATTTTGAACAAGATTGGACTCGAGTATTTGATACAATTTTAAAATTCTATGATAGCACAGAACGAGAATTTTTTGTTAATATAATGGCTCATCACAAATATATGCACAATGTAAAAGTTGTTGTTAAAAAGTTTGATGAAATTGGAATCAAATATGCTATTCGTAGAATTCGTTGGACTGAGGGAGATCACAATGTTTTCGATGATATGCGATACGACGGCAACGATTTAGAATGGATATTATCCAACGATGCTACAGTCACTCCTAATACAATTATATTCAAAGATAAAACAGAACAGTTGTATCACGCCAATGACGTTATTAAATTACATCTCAACAAATATAATGGTTGGACTTGCAACGCAGGTATAGAAAGCCTAATGATAAATTGGGACGGAGATGTACACAGAGCGACTTGTAGAGTCGGTGGTAGTCTTGGCAACATATATGAAGGTGACTTCGTTGCTCCTAGCGAACCCATGACTTGTGACCGTAATTTCTGTACCTGCGCGGCAGACATTCCACTAACTAAGCTAGCACCTCAGCAAGTAATTCCGATACAGCCTGCGTAGCCAACGGGCCAGGATGCTGTCCATCCTTAGCGTAATCGATATCAGTTAAATGACCGTTTAGTTGTTCACAATCTAATACACCCTGTGTGGACCTAAAAAATGTAGCTTCGTAATGTTCTGTATTATACCACAACTGTCGACTTATTGCTTGCATTAATAACGCATTGACTTGAGCATTAACCGGATTGCTATTCCATATATCCCCGTAAGAGTCTTTATCAGTATTCCACGGACCAAAAGTGTTAACTGTGTTATCTGAATATAATGTACATCTGCTGTATTCAGTCCATATGTTTACCACTGCACGAGGTGTGGGATAGTTTTGTTTTAATATTACTTGGTTATGAACAGAGTGTTGTATTGAACTTCCTATAACCCCCATATTGATTACAGGGCAATTAAGAAATTTACTTAATTGGTAAGCAATGGTATTTTCCTCATCTAATGCTTCACCAAAGACCATCGAACATCCAAATATTACTATAGACTTTTTCCAGTCGATCGTATCAAACTCTAATGTGCGATACCCATCAGAATTTAGCAAGTAATTTGCATGAGAAGTAGGTAAGAACTTTTTAAAATTATAATGATTTAGTAACATGGGTATCTGTTTGACAACTACAATGATGCATCGGGCAAAGAATTTGTTCAGGGGTAATATCAGCATCAAAGTCTTCATTAAGAACATTTAATTGTTTCCCTCCGAAAGCGTTAAGCTGACAAGATCCTGCAAGTACTTGCCCTGAAGCATTTATACTAACAATTTCAAATCCAACATTACACCGCCAACCTTTAAATTCATTCCATCCGTTAGTTAAAATTGTATGAGGACGGGCGGCTACCGCAGTATTGTTATCAAACAACACAACGCTTTCATGTAACTTAATATCATTTAGTCTTTTAAATATCCAGTCGCTGTTGGGAATTCGTTTAATACTGTTGTTAACATATTCAAATTGTTCAGGTGTATATACATCAACCCCTTGCCCAGGAGAATCGACTATTTCTTTAGTTTGGATGTACCACGGATGTTTACTAGATAGCATCTTATCAACATATGTTACACATTTATTCCATGCAGTAGCATCCATAAGCATTAATGCAGTGACTTTTAATCCTGCATCAAACAACAAGTCTGCTACAGCAATATGATGATCTATGTCTACATACTCATGATGACAACTAAGGACTGCATCATCAAAGTACGCTGAATTTTCAGTCCACCATCTTACAGATCTAGATCCGTTTGAGATAATTGTGATGTAGACATCGTGACTTTCTTTTATTTCTTTGCAAAATTTTTCAAGGCCAGGCCACATAGTCGGCTCGCCGCCACCTGCTATCATTATATGAAACTTTTGTTTATTCAACTTTTGTTTATAGGCATCGAATAATTTTCTAAAGTTTGTAATTACTAAATCTACATTTTTTGGATACCGATATCTTTCATCGTGTGACCCTGGAAAGCAATAGCTACAATTAAAATTACAAATGTCAGTAGGAAAAAACGATACTTTTAACAAGTCTGATTCCTGAATCGAAACAACCTTAATAGGTATCATAATAAATGCTCCAGTTCAGGAAATATTGCTTTTGCACCAAGATTACGAATAGCATCTAAGTTGTTTACGTATTCCTTAAAGTCCGGCAATAAGTTTGTGTGATCTTCTGCTTGAATAAATTTTAAGATCCCTTCCCAGCGTTTCCAACCGTAAGGGTTGTCTTTCCAGAAATTATCGTCTTGTCTATAGTTGTCCCACAACCATTTTTTAAAGTCAGCAAATCGTTGTACAATTTCTTCCTTGTCTGCTTGAGGTAAAATCCTAGCACTTAAAAATGTAGGTATGTATAACAAGTGTAAGTTGATGATGCCGCCACCTGTTTCGTATTCGTCGAGTGAAAATTTATTAATCTTTTTAAATCCCTGACTCAGTTTCCATTTGGCAAAATCGATAATATGCTTAATGTTAAACACTTGCACCGCGCAGGCTATTGCACAATGTACATTGTCTGGAGCATTATCCATCAACCACAAGCTACGTTCTATATCAGCCCAGTCAGTTGGATATCGAATATAATTGTTGCGTTCCATAACAGCATCTATACTAAATGCATATCGAACTTGTTTGAAGTGCTCCCATACTGCTATGATATCTTCATTAACAAATATACCATTGCTGTTGTAGCGAAGGCTGATATTTTTAGCATACCCTCGACGAATAATTTCATCTAAAAATCTACGATGCTCTTTAATCATCAACGGCTCGCCGCCTGCAAAATACAGTTGAGTTATGTTAGGGATCTGTTCAAAGACATCGTTCCAGAACTCAGGCTTTTCGTACCAGGTATTATTAAATTCTTCTTTGTCAAATCCAACTTGTTTAATGACTATAGGACTACGTGTTTTAGCCACTAGTTTATCATAGTCTTGTAACCATCTACTACTGTCATGCGGACTACACATAACACATTTTAAATTACACGTATGTCCTAATCTTAAATCTAAATATCTAATTACAGGTGGTACGCTACCATTAACATCGGTATCCCTAATAAGTTGAGAAACATCAAGGCCATCGCGATTCCATTCATACATTTCCCATAAGCGTTTGCTTACGACTCCGTTAGATTCTTCTTCAAAACATTTTGTGCAACTCGCAGGTATCTTGCCTTCTAGCATAGTCAATCGTACACTACGCATATACTGATTATTAAATGCTTCTAGGGGAGTTTCGCGGCCAAAGTTTGCAGGTTTTCCATCTTCTTTTTTAACCAGTCCTACCTCATGATCGCCCGTGGCTGCTCCGCTAGCATTAGTTACACAACACAATCTAGCATCACCGTTCGGGCGAGTAGCAACATGTATCCACGGTAGCGCACAGAAACTATGGCTACCTGTTTTTTCTTTTATCATCTGTTGCCCTTGGCCGATACGTGTGTGCTCGGGCTGTAACCAAAATGCCTTATTCATTAAACTCTCTAAGTTCTAAAAATTGATCTCTGCACTGGCTAACTTCCACTTCTGGAAATTTACCACATACCCTAGCACACATCAATATAGACTTATCTTCAAATCGTTCGTTCCACATAGTTTGCCATGCGTGGCTGTCAACAATTTCTTCTATAGTGTGTGTTCTTAAATCTAATCCGTCTATACCACCAAATGCTTTGATTGCTTCTAACAACGAAGTAGTACTATCATTCATAAAATTATACACTAATTTGTCCGGTGTTGCATATTGGTATGGCACACTAGCTAAGAAACAGCAAGGCCATAGGTGACCCTGTGCATCTATATAAATGCTACGTTCATCTTCTACTTGACAACTAATTGTAGCAGTCTTTATCACTTCTTTATAATTCTCTACAGTTTTACGATCGATGAAGGCGATCTTTTGTTCGCCGGGTGGTAATAAAGTATGCGTTACCGTCCCATCCCTATCAAATACTTTAAATTCTTTACTACCAATGAATCTACTTGTTTGTTTTTCATGGAAACTTTCAAACCCTATTTCTTTTGCCAAATCACGACATGTTTCTAATTGATGCTCATTATGTTGGAATGTGATAAAGTTCCAACGTGCTTTGCCACCTGCCGCTATAAATGCTTGGGCGTTTCTTATGATCATGTCAAAGTCTGTACCTATACGATATAGACTGTGAGTATCTGCAAGACCGTCGATACCAAATAAAACTAGATGATTCTTTGGCAATGTTTGGGCTAGTTCTTTCCACCACTTGACCGTTCTAGCACTGGCGTTGGTATGTATATGTATATCAACGTTGGGATTTTGTTCTACAGTATATCTAATTATGGGAATCAAATCATTGTTCATAATCGGATCACCAAAATTCCCGCACATAGAAATACTACCTAGTTGTGTTAACAAGCTAGGGGTTATAACATTCTTATAAAACTGTAAATCCATGTTATTTTCTATTAATTTTGGATTGGGTAACCCGCCGTGATTATTCCTGGCACACATTGGACATGATGCTTGGCATAGAGTTGATATCTCTATGTGTATTTGACGAATCTCATTATATTTGTACATAGGTCCGGGATGGTTAAATATTACCACATATTTACATATAATGAAAATCGTCTACTGCGTTATCGACAACACTAATACCTATTCATCAGATTGGATTAAAAGCCTGATGAAGAACCAGGCTGACTATACTGTTACTAACATCATATCAAAAGGATACCAGGTGTATGCATCTACATCGGAAGATAGAGTACTGAGACAAGTTAGTAATTTGGGCTACAATTATGCAGTTGTGTTTAGCACCGGAACTGAATTTATAAATGGCGATAGTTTTTTTGATGCAGTCAATAATATTGTTTCTGAAAACATTTTTATAACAGGTCATATATTAGATCGAGGCGATGCATATTATGAATTACATCATCAATGCTATATTATCAATCTAGAAATTTATAAAAAATTAGGCTATCCCAAAATTGGGCAACAACAATTAGGTAATATGCATACTCAAATTGAACCAATGCGTAGCCCCGATAACTTTCATGACAACTACACACCTACGTGGGTTAGTCATGGATCGCACCAAAAAAACTATAATCATAAACTGCATGGTTGGAACATACTAAGTTATGCGTTATCAAAACAACTATCGGTTGGGGTATTTCAAGAGGATATAAGGCAACATAAGAAACATTTCTATCCAGAAAATCCTATAGAATTTTATAAACATATTTCGTGGGCATATCAACGACAGACCTATTGTGAGAATGAGTTCGTACATACTGAGAGTACCGATACTAATTTGCCTATATTGCCCGGTATACGACAACTATTTGTTCCTGCTAGTGGACTAGGATGGGAACATGTTAGCACAGATATTGAAAAAGTAGTGATGTATGATTATAATCAAAAAGCATTAGATTATTGGCAACAACATGTACCTACTGGCAGGAATATAAATTATAAATTTGTTAAACTAGATTTACTACATAGTAACATTGATATAGAAAGTTTATTAGATACAAATGTAAGTGATACATTTATTAATTTATCAAATATATTTGCCTATGAAGGCACGGCTTTTTTTACTAGTTTAGAATATAGAAAATATAGACAAAAATTACTAGTAGATAAGATAAAAGCATTGATACCTACCGCAGTAATTTATACTTCTGTGGATGCCGATACAGGTATTACGCATGAGTTACCTTGGCACACATATGATCATTAGCCTTAACAATTTAAAAAAATATTACGTTAGGATTTACAGACGAAGTTAGTCTTACGACCAATAACCATCCAACGGGTATATAACGGCAATTTTAATTCTCCAGCCCACAATATATTAATATCACATTGGGTTTTAAATTCTTCTAAGGTCGCCGCGGTGCGAACATGTTCGGGAATAACATAGTTGTTACTTTGCAACACCAGTAGACTGTTGTGAGGCATTCCGCTCAACCATAGATCATATTGATCCTGTGTGATATGTTCACAACTGGTATTGATAATAACATCAGCATCGCTGCGTATGGCACACATATCGGCGGTCATTGCTCGAAATCTACCTGTCATTTCTTCTTGCTTGTTCATCATGGTAGCAATAGATTCACATGTTGGATCTATATCAACGCTACGGATATTATTGATATATATGTCACTTTGAAATAGCATACTAGCTAGCACACCCACCCAGCCGCCATGAATGTCTATGCTGACAAATGTGTTTACATTTTTACGAAGATTAGCAATTAACCATTCTTTACTCTTAAGCTGACCTGACCAAAAGGCATCCATGGTTCTTATAGGATCAGGGCTTTGCCGGATGGCCTGCATCCAATAGTGTAGATGTTCTGTGTCTATTTGCATTTTGGTATCTTGCTATCTGCTGAGCTGACACAACTCGGAGTAACACATCGCATAGGCTCTGTAAATAATTCAAACTTGTCCAAGGTTCCCAGCGACACGTCGTGACAGCTATAGCTTCTTTTAACCTCGTTACCTCTTATTATAACACTTTGATATCCTGCATTGCAAGACCAGTTGGTGAATTTATTGAAACCAAATGCGTTAAAGCGTTCAGCTTGGTCAAACAAGTATTCCGTATTGTCTGCGTCATACAATGCTATTTGATAAACATCCTCACCATTCGAACGTTGAGGAAATCCTGTTTGCATCTTATGTATCATGTCCTCAGTGTAACCGTCTACAATGCCACTGGCTGTTGGATCGCTTTGCGGCTTTAATGTTACATTGATTCCACGAGAGTGAAAACGTTCCATGCGAGCATACAGTTCGTCAAACTTCTCTGGCACCATTACTTGATTAATCGTAACGTGTACTAGTTCATACATCAACTGTAAACACTTGTCACCAAACTCTTGTTCCTTGGCAAACTCATCATGAAAGCTGGCCGTGATGCTTCTACGTTGTAACATCTCTGTGTTCTTACACCATGTGTTCCACCATTTGCTACCTGGACTTAGGTTGGTGGTCATATGGATGCTTTGGTAAGGGCTTTCCTTTTCATCTAGATGTTTGACGAGATCATTTAACTGTTTATACGCAGTGGGTTCGCCTCCGCTAAAGCTCCAATGAAATTCATCGAATCCATTTGCTCGAGCCTGTCTTTTAATTTCATCTACTGTAGATTTATAGACGTCTAAACTTTGATGATCTATATTGTCGCTACGAGCATACGGCCAACAGTAACTACATTTATAATTACAAAATCTACCCAAAATCCAGCTCGTTGAAAATAATGGTCTAGACAACATTGTCCGTTGTCCAAACCTTACTACATCAGTGAAAGGTATGTCTTGAAATAATTTCATTGGGTGGGCATTAAAATAAATACGCAGTCAGTTATTTAACATAGAGCAAACCAGAGATGAAATATATAGGAAATTTTAAAGATTGGTTAAAACCAGAATGGGTAGAGTACGTCTTAAATAATGACGGCAATCCTCAACCTAAATACGAGTTTGAAGAAAACGATCTAATGGGGGCAATTGAACGGGGAGACCGTGCAGAGTTTTGTGAGTTTCAACAGAAATACGAAGCAGCCGGTTACAAACACAATTCATTATTGTATTATTTATTTGACCAGGACAATTTTCCTTTTGAGGTACCGTTACCTCCATTTGTAAATTTAAAGGAAGGTCAAGGCTACTATTGGAACCTGTTTAAATACCATCCAGGCAATCTGTTGCCAGTACACAGTGACAAAGCAACCAAGTGGGAAAACAACTGCGAGCGTTACTGGATGAGTTGGTTAGATTGGCAGGACGGCCATATTTTAATTTACGAAGATAAGATGATTGCTCCCTATAAGGCTGCAGACGCTTATAAGTTTACAGATCCATTCGGAACTCATGGTGCTGCCAACATTGGACTCACACCTCGTATTACGTTTCAGGTAACTATATTTGATGAACAGCATTAAAAGAATTGTTGTATTTGGATGTAGTTATGCAACTGGCGAAGAATTATTGTATGACGAACTAGACAATGATTTAACTGCTGTACGTAGCAGAGAAGACCCAAGAAAATTTTTTAATTTAATTGAGAGTAGTGCTGTATATCAGGAACAGTATACCAGTGTAATTGAAAGACAATATGCACTTGCTTGGCCAGCAAAGCTGGCAACGTTGATGAATGTAGAATGTGTTAATCTTGCAGAAAGTGGAAACTCAATGCAAAAAATGTTATGGCAGTTTCTTAACTACAGAGAACACTTAACTAATACAGACCTAGTTATTTTTAGTCAAACTAAACCTGACCGTAATGTTTTTTTTAATGACAAACCCACATCATTCCAAATAGCATCAATTCTTGGGTTAATTGGCGTAGGTAAGAATGGCAATGCATCTACAGTAATAGATTGCGATACAGACACAGCTATGCTAAAATGGTTTACTGATGATAGAATCATATGGGACAATTTAATGGTATTGATGTCTATTGGGTACTTTAAAAATACATATAATCTGCACGTTGTCCCTGCTATGCGAGCAAGTGATTACAATCTAAAAGAATATAACAATATGTTTTATGATACGGTTGCAACATTACAAAGTCAATTGTTTTTAGGAAATAAGACAATGGATGATTTTAAAGGTAGTGATAGTTTACTATGGGGACACCCTACATTAGAAGTACACGAACAATATGCTAGCTATCTGTTCGAGGAGTTAAAAAATGTTTAAATTTGATTTTGAATTTGATTTTACAAAGGACAAGTTAGCAAACAGCCTTAGTTTATATGAAGGCGACATTGATGCATTGTTTAATGCTATTAATAAAGTTGTACCAAAGTATCGTATATCGTCCGAACAGAGACTTGCAGGGTTTATTGATCAGTTTGAGTATAAAACTAATGGATTCAAAGACCTTGAAAAATTAGCGCCGGCAGATGATGTTATGTTAAGACGTTTTGCTGCATTTATTAAAATGCCAATGAATGATGTAAGTGCATACTGTAAAACATTAGAAGGTGCTCTCGATTCGGCAGGTTGGTTATGGAATACTAATTACCTTAACATTATTGCCGACAACTATGATTTTAAAAATTTATCAAAGCGCATTAATCCAGAATTAGAAAATCTAACAAACAGAATAGAAAATTATAATAGAATTAATATAATTTTAAAGGATGAAACATGAGTTTAACGTACATAGGAAATTATGCAGAATGGATCAAACCAGAGTGGCTCGAAGAAGTGTTGAATACCCCGGGTCCAGAAATTCCTAAAGATTATAGAATACACGAAGAGATGGTACAAAAATCTCTAAGGGGCCATTTTGACAAAGTTAGTTTTGATGAAGAACAAAAAGACTGGCAACAAATGAACGAAGTGTATGACTACGATGACAATTTCTTCTTTGAAATGTTTGATGTTCCCGATCTAACTTTTAATTTAAGAGATCATCGACCTCCATTCTTAGAGTTTGCTGGGCCGTTTGCTTGGTGGATTACCAAACTACAACCTGGCAAATTTACACCAATGCACAGAGACTCATATTCAGTTGGATGTACCACATACAAATACTGGATGGCATGGACTGATTGGGAACCGGGACAAGTATTGATGACAGAAGACGAAGCAATCATCAAATATAAAGCAGGCGATGTATACAAGTTTACTGATCCTTTTATTTTACACGGCGCTGCTAATGCAGGCATGCAAACACGAGTAGCATTACAGATCACCACCTGGCGTCCTAATAGAGGTGTCGGTGAATGAACTATATAGGAAATTTTTCTTCCTGGGTACAAGACGAGTGGGTCAGTGAGATATTATCTAATCCGGGTTGGAGTTTGCCTAAGGATCTTGAAAAAGATCCTAGTGTTGTATTGAACAGTGACGAACGCAAATGGTTTAAAGCTGGTTACAAAAGAAGTGATCATTTCTTTTCTGCATTTTACAAAGAACACTGTTCCTTTGATATTAAAGCGCCGTGGAGTCCTCAAAGTTGGGATTGGTGGATAGTTAAGATGATGCCTGGTCAATTTATTCCTGTACATGGAGATCTTTCTATGGCAACTAGAAAAAATGCAAAAAGTTATTGGATGCCATTCCAAGACTGGGAAATAGGGCATGTCTTCATGCATCAAGATAAAACTATAACTAATTACAAAAAAGGCGATGTTTTTGAGTATGATGCATCTATACTGCATTGTGCTGTAAACATTAGTTTAGTTCCTAGAATAATTTTGCAGGTTAGGGAATACGTGGAATGAACAGCAAACACCGATTGACCTGTCCTCAAATCCGGAGAAAGAACCATGAGATTTAGAGAAAATGTAATAGGAAGGATTGATCCTGAAGCAATTAAGTTTGTTAAGGAAAATCAAGGTTTTCTATTACCTAGAGATTTGAAATTACCAGAGGGTGTTAAGGAAAATGACATCACTGAAGACGGCTGGATACTGAATGCAGATGAACTGCAATGGTATACTAGTGGATCCTATAAACCCACACAAGTTATTATGGAAGGATTTGACAGTAACAATTGTTCCTATGATTTTGCAAAAGATTTATTACTAGATGGTGATCGTTGTGAATGGTTAGTTATTAAAATGCATCCCGGCCAATACATGCCATGGCATAGAGATTTAACTCCTGCAGATAACGGTTGTACAACACACTGGATTATGCTAACCGACTGGGAGCCTGGTCATTTGTTTGTTTACGAGAAAAAAACAATCTCACACTATAAAGCTGGCGATGCTTATACATTCGACGATGCATATGCCTGGCACACCGGATGCAACATTGGATATAATGTTCGTATAAACTTACAAATTAGGACCTACAAGAAATGAAATACATAGGTAACTTTAAAGACTGGATTAAACAAGAATGGATTGACGAATTGTTATCTTCAAAGGGTATGGGAAGATTTAAAGAAGGTCCACAGCCCGATAGTCCTGTAATGCAGGCACAATGGGTCAAAGCTGTAAAGGCCGGCTACAATCTTGAGACTGAATATTTTTATATGTTTGATAAAAGCAACGTATCTTTTAAGATTGATCCTCCATGGTGTAACGGTAAAAACTTTCATTGGTGGATTACTAAAATGTTGCCTGGTAACTGTATGCCAATACATACCGACCCTCACACAGAGTACGAGTCAAATAGTCAACGTTATTGGGTCCCATTACAAGATTACCAAAACGGACACTGGTTTGTTTATAATGATGTTGTAATAACAGACTATACAGCAGGAGATGTTTATCAATATGATGATAGCCGTGATCCACACGGTGCTATTAATGTAGGAATAACTCCCCGACTAATATTACAAGTGAGTACATCTGAATGAAAATAATTATTGTTGGGGGTGGAACAGCTGGATGGATGACTGCTGGATATCTCGCAAAATATCATGGTGGCGAAAATATTGTACTGATTGAATCTCCCGTTATTCCTAAAATTGGGGTCGGTGAAAGTGTGACGCCACACGTTGCTAGTTTTTTTGATGAAATTGGAGTTCCTATAAATCATTGGATGAAATATACTGGTGCTGTGTATAAGTATGCTAATAAATTTGTAGGCTGGAAGGCAGGGGGTAACGAGTCTGAATATTTTAGTTTTAATTACACAACGTCCTCTAATAATTTTTATAAAGACATTACCCAAAATAGAACTAAAGAAGATTTTTCAAACAATCCAGAAATTGAACGCACAACTGACCATGTATTAGATATGGTGCAGAATGGAATGTTTGATAGATTTGATAAATGTTTTAATCCTCAATTTCATTATATGGAGAAAAATGTTGCGCCGTTCAAAGACGGAGAGCATCTACTTAATGCGCCATTTAGTTTTAGTCAACATATCAATGCTGAACTTGCTGGTAATTATATTAGAGACTACATTGCTAAACCTGCTGGGATAACACATATTCTAGCAACAGTTAAAAATGTTACACACAACAGTGATACTATTTCTAGTATAGAACTTGACAACGGTGTTGTTATACATGGCGACTTGTTTATTGACTGTACAGGGTTTGCTAAAGTACTAGTTGAAAAGTTAGGATGGGAAGTTAAGGAATACACTGATCATTTAATAAACAGAGCATGGGTTTGCCAAACAGATTATGTTGACCATGAACAAGAAATGGTTAATTATACACAAAGTATTGCTGAACCTTACGGCTGGCGTTTTAAAATAGGCTTATATCATCGAATGGGTAATGGCTACTGTTTTAGTAACAAGCACATTAGCGATGAAAATGCTTTAGCTTATTTTGAAAAACAATTAGGGCCGCAACGTACAAAACCTAGATTAATTAAATGGGAGCCAACACGATTAGTAAAGTTTGGCTCTGGTAATGTAGCTGCTGTTGGCCTCAGTTGCGGATTTATTGAACCATTAGAAGCAAATGCGTTGTATACTATTATTACCAGCATCCGTAGATTAAACAACGTGCTAGGACAAAAAGAACTAGACTGGACGGTATATAATGAAAAAATGTCATACACGATTGACGATATTGCAGATTTCATACTAGTTCATTACACGTTGAGTCCAAGGCATGATACAGATTTTTGGACCGACATGCATAAGGTAGGCGAAAGATTAAATCATAAAAAATTGCTGTGGGACAAATATAATCATCCTAATAATAGTATGTACGGAGCAGTTACTGGGTACACACTGTTTCCAGACTATATGTGGGCACAGTTAGGTTCAACATTTGGTTTGCCTTGTGATGTAAAAAAATACGATGCTACTACACAATTATTAGCATACTCGTATTTTAAATATTCTGAAAACAAACATAATGTTATTTCCAATGAAATGACTAACAGTTACTTATGGCTGAAAGAAAATGTATTTGAAGGATTAACGTCTAAAGAATGGGAAGGAAAGTATCTTGTTTCAAGAATGGATTGAACGTATAAGCAAGCCCACGGACTTGTTGGGCGGATTGAGTGTATGTCCGTTTGCCAAGGGAGCAGATTATTCTGTACACAAAACAGACGGCAGTGATATTGACCCGCCCCCATGGGATTTTGAATTAATAATATATGTATTGCCCGAGCATTACACAACTGACGAAGTTATAAACATTGCTAACAAATATAATAATCTGTATCCCGACATGGTGTTTTTGCCAGACCCCAAGGATAGAGAAACATTTATAAATGGTGTTCAAACAAACAATAGTGTACATAATATAATATTATGTCAGTGGCGTGATAATTTAGAAAAAGCCCGTAGTAAATTAAAAAATACAACTTACTATAGTCATTGGGAGGATGAATATTTAAAGGAGATTTTAGCATCATGAGCATTTGGACTAACTGGGATCCGTTAGAAGAAGTCATAGTTGGAAATTGCTACGCCAGCGTTCCTAAAGAATGGGGTCTATCAGGTATGGCACGCATTATGTTAGATCAAATTCTAAAAGAGACCAAAGAAGATCTTGATAATTTAGAAAAAATATTACAAGGGCTTAAGGTAAAGGTATATAGACCAACTCCAAATATATTTCCTCGCAAAATAGAAATATTAGATTTTAATGTTGTTAATGCCACTAGCCCAATTGTTCCAAGAGATCAGTACTTGGCATACGGCAATACTATCTATCAAACATATACAAGCATGCCAGATCGATATCTTGATGCTTATAACTACTATAGCATATTCAACGAATTATTTCAAAATGGGTATAATTGGATTAGCCAACCGCCTCCTGTGATTAAAAACTTTGAAGGAAATGTTAAATGGTATGTTGAAGGTCCTAAAATTTATTCAGAGGATTTCAAAGATAAAATTCTTTGGCATACCGCTACAATGTTCAAATGTGGAGATGCATTAATTACTAATAATGCCGGGCCAGGGTCACAGTTAGGATTAGAATGGATGCGTCGAAATGTTGATGCTAAAATAATTAACAATGACGGAACCAAGGTTAATAATTGGGGGCATATTGATCATGGATTTTATATGATAGATGATAATACTGTCATATGTATGAATGAATCTTGGGTTCCTATGTGTTTGCGTAACAAGCACATTATAGAACTAGAAGGAAAGTTTGAAGAATTTGACTATCAATCATTTATTAAACAAACTCACAATATAAAAAATCAAACATCATTAGAATGGCTAGAGCAATGGTTAGGTGAATGGAAGGGCTACGCACAGGATGTAGCGTTTGAAACCAATGTTCTTGTTGTGGATTCGTGTAATGTTATTTTTTCTACCGAACAACCTGAAGTGTTTGCATTACTTAACACTCTTGGAATTAATTGTCACGTTTGTAAAATTAGACATGGAATATTTTGGGAAGCAGGCATACATTGTTTAACTTTAGATATAAAGCGAAAAGGATTTAATCGTACGGTAATTTCAGCATCATAAATATTAGGTGAAAAACGTATATCTAATACAAGCCGAAATCACATCCGGTCCTATAAATGAACACTACTTGCCATTTAGTGTTGGGTGTATCTGGTCATATGCTAATCAATTCGAAGACATAAAATCAAATTTCAAGTTATGTGATATAATTTGGCAAAGAGATCGGCAGGCAAACGTATTAGATAAAATTATAGATCCGGATATTGTGGGATTTAGTTGCTATGTATGGAATCATAATTGGAATCTAACACTTGCTAAAAAAATAAAAAACAAATATCCAAACTGTTTAATTGTTTTTGGCGGGCCAAGTGTTAATGAAGCATGGACTAATTACGAATTCATTGACGTGGCAATGTTTGGGGAAGGTGAAGTTGCCTGGGCAGAACTTTTAAGATTATATCAAGATAACAACTTCATACCTCGATACTGGAACAATCCTAGACAAAACGACATTGCTAATTTTCCAAGTCCGTATACTACTGGATTCTTTGATAAAATTATAGAAGAGAATCCAGATGTAAGTTGGTTCATGATGTTGGAGACCAATAGAGGATGTCCGTATCATTGTACATTCTGCGGCTGGGGCGCAGACTATTTAAACAAACTTAAAAACTTTAACTTACATAGAGTTGAAGAAGAAATTGCGTGGGCAATAACACATAACATACACTGGATGTTTATCATCGACGCAAACTCAGGAATCATGAAAGAACGTGATGTAGAAATTGCATGGATGATTCGAAGAGCTATCGAAACCCCGGGGAGTAAAATTAGACGTGTTACATTTAACCATGCTAAAAATTTAAACGAACATTGTTTTGAAATGGAAAAGATTATTCAAGACTGGACGTATGGTTTAGAGATAGCTATACAAAGCATGCATCAACCTACTCTTACTGCCGCTAAACGAATTAATATGGGTATGAATAATTTAGAACGTGCTTATGCATTGTGTCGTAAACACGGCATTCGATACTATACGGAACTAGTACTTGGGTTACCTGAAGAAACTAAAGAAACATATATTAACGGACTAATACAACTATTAGAATTGGGTCAGCATGACAGCGTAAAAACCTATCCTTGTACTGTTATACCTAACAGTGAAATGGATACTCCCGAATATCAAGAACGATATGGAATTAAACTTATCTATCCTAGAGACATGTACCGCAGTCCGGAAGAACGTATTTGGGATGATGAAGATAACAGTTATGAATCTATTGCTATGGTGTCATCTACAGCATCGGCATCGAGTCAAGATCTAGCAGACTGTTTAAGCTATAGTTGGATGATGAGTCAATTTCATTATGCAGGCATTACACAATTAATATCACGCTACTTGTATCATATTAAAGATATAAACTATCGTGTATACTACGATAAATTTTATCAAGTATTAAAAACTGATCCGATTGGAGGGCCACTGTTAAACAATGTTGAGGAAATATTGCAAAACTATATGGCACACGGCGAAGTTCCAAAAGATGATAAGTGGGGGAATGTAGTAGCTCTTACACTACCTGAAAGTTACGGTAGCGATGATATCTATAGAAATAAAGATCATTTTATAAAATTAGCAGTACAGGCAGCAGAAGAACTTTCAGAACTAGATCCTAGTATTATTAAATTACAGTACGCATTTACAAAAACTGAACTTCAGGCGTACCCTTACACTATTGAGTCGAGTATCGATATTGATCGTTGGGAATTCAATGAGTGTGTTTATGAAATAACTGATCGTAAGGCAGTTAGCCATATGCACGATCAAATGTATCAAAAATACTTGTTAAAAACAGATATGAAGAATATAACAAATCCGTATGTTGAAAAATATATTGACGATGTTTATAAGGGACAAAAACTTGCTACAATTCCAATTACATTCATTCCAACTACTGTGCTAGAAGGGCGAGTAATGTAATGCTGTTAGGATTCAACTCATCTAATATAGATCGTCTGGTAAGTGCTATTCCTGGTGGTACACATTTAGATCCAACTGTAAGTCTCTGTCATCAGTGCCATAGGCATATTCCTGCTTGGCGATATCATCAAGACAATCAAGTGTTTATTTCCAAAGCGTGTCCTATACACGGTGTTAGCCATCACATGATTGAAACTGATTATGAGTTTTACGCTAACCTGTATTATACTCAGAATAATCCAGAGTTTAATTTTAACGGTGGAGTTCTTATTGAAGGCAGTGACCGTTGTAACTTAGAATGCCCGCATTGTTATCATCTCCCTGAAAACGATACTAAAGATCCTAGTATAGAAGAATTACTTAACCAAGTAAAAGCGATGCCTATAGGTAATGACGGAGTACATCGCATAATATTAGCGGGTGCAGAAAGTACTTTAAGGAAAGATTTTCCAGAACTGATTACCGAAATACGTAATTTAGATCCTGCAATGAATGTTAGTGTGATGACTAACGGCTTACGATTTAATGATAGTGAGTTTAGTCACCAATGTGTTGAGGCAGGGCTTACTGGAGTTAACATTGGACTTAACCATCCTAGTTACATCGATCATGAAACTGTTAGACGTAAACAAATTAGTGCAATTAATAACATGCACAAAGAAAATGTTAAGATAGGTTACATAAGTTATACCATGGTTGACTTCGGCGAGTTAGATTATATTTTAACTGAAATTACTAGCAACCCTTGGACCCCAAAGAATTTTCGCATTAGATGCGGAGCAGAGATTGGCCGCAATGCTAGTTCAGAACAGCCATTTGTTAGCAATCTATATAAACGTGTTGAACAATGGTGTAAAGAAAACAGAAAGCAATTTAATCGAATTATCCAAGCAGACAACAATATATATCATGTAATGGTAAACATAGATGATAAAATTGTTAGGTTAATAGCATGGTGTGATGAAACTAATATAGACATGGAAGAATTGCGTAGTGGGCCTTGGTGTAACTTTGTGCCAGACGGCATAACAAACTTCCTACATCAGATTATTCGTAGAGATGTATTTAAGAATCAGAATATTCCATTGCCTGATACCCCACCCTCACGATATCTGTTTTCTCGCAATCCCGACAAATCAAAATTGGATTTATTAAATTTATGAAAATAGCAATAACAGGTGGAACTTCGTCAGTAGGACAAGGGATAGCAAAGGCCTATATTAACCGCGGGCACACCGTTATTGATATTTCACGCTCGCTAGGTTATAATTTTAACGATACTAACTCTATAGTAGAAGCTATACTGTCCTGTGATGTGTTTGTAAATTGTTTGTCATTGTCAGACTTGCAAGTCGTGTTATTAGAACAAGTATGGAACAAATGGTTAGATACTAACAAAGAAATTATTAATATTAGCACTTGTATTACATTGCCAGCATTTGAAACTAAAAATGTCGAATATAAAAAACAAAAGATATTACTTGAAACTAAACATTGGGAATTAATATCTAAGAATATAATTAATCCTAGAATGTATTTGATAAAGTTAGGCGTTGGAGATGATAATACATCATGGAATGCCTGCTGTGAATATGTAGTCGACTCTATAGAACTGGCAAAGCCGGATGTATTTTTATTTGAAATGTCGGTGTTCAAATGAACCTAACTATCAATTTACTGCGTCCTGGACTATACGGATTATCGGTATCGCTAGACCACAACTATGCTACTGTTATTAATGCGTTAGCATCTGAAGATTGGCAAGCACACGCTGATAGAAAAGATGAGGCAGGGTTAGCCGGAGATCCGTATGCACAACGTTCTGGACTACTAAATCCAAAAAGCCAAGTTTTAAAAGATATCATGAAATTTGTTAATTCAAATGCTGTAAAAGAACAACTCGTAAATTTTGTATACGATACACAAGGCGACTATATAAGTAGCCTATGGGAAGGATGGTGCCGAGAACAGATGCTCCAGTATACATTTTGGGGTTGCATGTTTAATAGAGATCAACCCGGATTTCATATACCAATACACGTAGATACACGATTACAAATTGCTACTGCTATGATATACTTTGTTGAAAACGATGATCCAACGCAATCAACTGTATATTACACTAGTAATAAGTTTGAAGATCCGTTGAGAATTAGCAACGAGTTTGGCAACGGTGTATTACATATAAACGACCATACTGCGTGGCATGAAGGTTACAATAAATCTAATGTCATACGGTATAGTCTAATATGCGGACTACTGTTAAAAGTATAAAAATAGAAAACTGGGATTTTAAATGGAATTAAATTTTAAAACTACTGAGGAAATAGTCACAGAAGTTTATAAAACTGAAAAGTATTGGATACACACCAATCACGGTAAGTTATTAGATACGATCTGTGGTAACATGGCATTTATCTACGGATACGATAATGAATTTATTTTAAATCGTATGTATGAACAACAAAAACAACTAGCATACCTTAATTTTAAACATAACGAAGTTTGTAAGACTAACGATAAATTGGTAGGATTACTTTGCAAGGAAGGCAACTTCAAAGGTGTAGGCTATGCTGTGAGTGGAACAGATGGAGTGGAATGTGCAGTTGCTATGAATAATCATTATTGGAAGATTGTTGATCCCACGAAAACAACCATTGTTTCATTTAGTCCTGGATACCACGGAGCAACTTATCTATGTCGCGCACTAAGAGGCGAAGAACACATGTCCAATGTTAAAGTAATTAGTGCGCCTGAATGGCAGCAAGTAGGAGATCGCGGAGAATACGAAAAGGTGTCTTTTCAAAATGTCAAACAGTTGCTAGAAACTGATAAATCAGTGGGGGCAATAATCATGGAATCAATACCTTGGGCTACTGGTATTCGCCCCTGGAGCCTTGGGTGGTGGAGAGACATACGAAGTTTATGTACAGAACACAATGTCAATTTTATTATAGACGATGTAATGGGAGGTATGGGTAAACTAGGATACCGTCTAAGTCAAGAGCGTTATGGCATCCAGCCAGATATAGTAGCTTTAGGCAAAGCACTTACAGGCGGGTTCAGCCCGTTAAGTTGTGCTTGTGCAGTAGAACGTATATCAGATGTAATCAAAGATAAATGGGACTATGGTCATACATGGCAACCAAACATGGCAGGCGTTGGAGCAGCACTAGCAGTGTGGGAAATGTTTGATACTAAAAAGATTTTAGATATCGAGGATCAACTTACAATGTTAGGTGCAAAATTAACAGCAATGGGATTAGTTAGAGATTTTGTAGTTATTGGTTTGATTTTTTCTTATAAACTTACTACACCTATATCCGCAGATACTTGCGTAATGCACGGATTAACCGGCGGGCCCGATGTTAAGTACAGTATCGGCGGGTGTGCTCCGGCAATCGCAGATGCCGAATACTTTAGAGAATTTGAAGCTAGACTAATTAATGCTCTAACTGAGTAATATAATTAAATACTGTCGTTGTATTACAACATCTCAATATTTCTAAAACCGTTTGACCTGTCAAGGAATTTAGTCTTTATATCTACAATAGAAAGTTTCTTCAACAGCTCTACAATATCTAAAATATCAAATTTCTTGCAACTGTAAACATCCAGTTGTATCAATCCGGTATCCCATGTGTGGATAACAATATGGCTTGTTGTTATTGCGGTAATTGCAGTGTATCCTTCGTTTCCTTTGATATCCGAACGATAGATATGTGGTCCACCGAGGATATCCATATCAATCTTTTGAATTAACACTAGAATAAATTTTTTGATATCAAATTCAGATAACAAGTTTGTTGAAGTACCTTGCACCAATAAATGTAGATGCTCAAGCATGTTTGATTTCCAATTTGTTCATAATATGTAGTTATTTAATCATTAGTGAGTTGCATTTGTTAGAAAAAGATTATATACTGTATAAGTGGTCGTGAGTGGAACTTGGCATACCTCCGGTCCGTTGTGAAACGCATTTGGGCAAGGGCAACGTCTTAGACATCGCTTTGTAGGTTCGAATCCTACCGACCACACCAATTACTATCATAAGTAGTAGAACATAACTTAAGGAAAACATTATGTCAAACACAGTAGAACAATTAAAAACAGCAATGGAAGAATTCTTAGTAGAAGATGCTAAATTCGCAGCTGGCAATAACGCAGCAGGTACTCGTGCTCGCAAGGCTCTTCAGGAAGTAGGCAAGGCAGTTAAAGCTCGTCGCAATGAGATCACCGAAGAAAAAAATGCCCGCAAAGAAGCAAAAACAGCAGCCTAACTACAATTCAGACACCGTGACCATAGATGGCAGCTATGGTGCGGTGCCTTATACCACCAACATAGGCAGCAGCATGGGCACCGATACCATCACACTTAATAACACTCTGTGGTCTGGCGGAACAACAACATCACCTTACATTATCACTACTACCGGGACTAGTGGGGCTGGTACTTATAATTGGAATAATACCGCCATCACGGGCAATACCAAAGTTCAGATCAACGGCGACGGTCTTATCATGCAAGAAGGCGCCGATATTGTTGTGGGTAGTAAGAGTCTAA